CTTGGGCAGTGGATAAACCACGGGAGAGTCCAGACACCCCCCCAGTTTGTGCTATTGCACCTGCGCGTGACCCATTTATGGTTCTACCCACCTTGCCACCGCACGCACCCTGTGTGTGTGCTAAGTGGCTGCCCGGATCACGCACAGACTTATAAATCGGAGACACACTCGCACACCGCTAGTCTCAACGTCTAGGCATACACACACAGCATCTGCCGCGCCCATTCTCCGAGCGCCATCCAAAGGACGTATTGCTGTGTGGTCACTAGCCGGAGCTAGTGGCTCGGTTTTACGTCGTCCGGCCTAGCCGGTCATGGTAGCCTGAGCTGGACTAGCTGCCATGGTTGTTGTTTAAAGGCTCGGTTGTTTCCCACTACAGATAGGGCCCACCCACCCGAATTTGTTCAGCCACGCTCTATTTCCATCATCTTTCACATTTTCGTTGACAAGTTTGACGGGGCTGACTACAAAATGTCTGGGGCTTAAAGTTTCCACCACCTCGCCTTGCACACGTATATTGTACTGGTCCGCTCGCACACTTGCCTCATCCATGATATCGAATTCACCGGCGAGCATTTCGTCTGTCCCAGAATGATTAATGAACTGCACGCGTAGGTCAAGCACGTCAAACTGCTTCAGCCACCACTGCAATTGGCTCCCACACATGTCATACCGGTGCCCCAATTCAACTAACGTCTCATATGTGTACACATAAGTGCCAGCAACGTACCCCAGACGTGTGGCCCAACCAGTGTACTTGCGCACTTCTGGCAACCGGAAAGCATACTGCCGCAAACGTGCTTCCACGCGCCCATAAAATCGCGCGATTTCAGGTGACCAGGCCATGGTACTTTGTAATGCCACGCATTTTTGAATGGCGAGAACAATCTGCCTAGGCAGATCGTCTCGTTCCACTTTAGCCAACTCCACGGGTGTTTTTGTGAGGGATCGTATCCAAGGGTGGACAGCGACCAATGCTTGTTCTTTCGTAATGGTGTGTTCCAGTGTCACGATAATCTTAGAATTGTAGGTGACACAAGCTCGATTGGGTGTTACATTCATTGCATAGTCCAACCCCAATTCACGGACACGTGTAAATGCAGCTTCCCAAACATGTGCATACCTTGCGTCAAACAATAATAGGGAATCATCTCCTGTCATACATGCTGTCCACCATGTTTCACCCACTTGGTCGCGCACTAACTTGGCTACCCATTGCAACACGCACCAATTCAGTATCGTATTGCCTGCTGTCGTGTCACAATCACCACTTGCGCGTGAAGCATCACCACGCACCGCGAAACCACCCTTGTCACGATGGTCGAAATGCTTGATGGTCCACTGGCCAGCCAACCTTTGATAATACCGTTTAAATCGTGCCGCATGCACAGGGTTACCCAAACACAACTGTTGTATTACACGATTAATAGCCATAAAACAATGCACTTGTTGGGTCCCGTCAAATTTCTTGTAGTCCACATCGGCATACATTATACTAACATCTGAGGGGCATGTGCTTTCCATATACTCCACACGTTGGCCCAACTCCTCCAATGTGTAACCTGATGTGAATGCGATGCGTGCTCGCTTGCTGGCAAAAGTGGCTTTACAATGTTGCAGAATTGAATGCACCCTACGCCCCATTATATAAATGGTGCGTGGGGCCGCAGCGGTAATAAGGCGTGGGAACTTGGTAACACTGCCGATGTTTGCTTCCTCTTTTGTGTGGCTAAGGTGATCATTTTCTCCATCCTCAATTTCTTCAGTGGGATCCTCTTTCCAATTCTTTCGATAAATTTCAAACTGCTGTGATGTCCAATGCACACGTGTGTTCAAATATTCGTCATGTGTGTACCAGCGCAAACATAGAGGCAAACGTTTTGTTGCTTGGTCTATCGCAGCAAACCACTCCACGACAGAATCTAACTCTATGGTGCTAGGCAACATACGCAGTTGCCTAGCTATGACTCCGCCGAAACAATTGTACGTGGTGTTGAGAGGCACATGCACGGGATAGTCCACACGTGGTATAAAAGCGTGCAATGGCCTTGGTTTGCGGATAGTTTCCGGCTCATTCCACCAGACTATTTCACATCCCGGCCGCACCATAGGTAATTCTGCTAATGGGCACATGACCGTCCAACTGTGCAAAGGATCGAACTGGAAAGGGTGTTCAGTGGGCACCATGATGCAAATCTCACCATCCACACACGTCTGTTTCACGGCATACGACCACAAAATATACTGTGTTTCATACCCAACCTCACCCACTACATGAAAAAACAGGACTACAAGGAACAAAAAAACGACAGCCTGGTGGGTGGAAAAAGAAAAACGTTTTTCCACCCAAAGCCAGCGTTTTATGATTCGTCGGCCTCTGGAAAAACGCCGTTTTTCCGGGGGCCATGGTCCAAAAGTGGGTCACGTACCGTACCCATTTCCACATCATCGTATGGAAATTCATGTTTTTCTTCGCAATACTTACAACACTTCATTTCACGCACTGTTTTTCTCTTCCAAATACATGTAATTACAACCAGTGCCACCACACTCAAAGTGAACAATAAAACCAGATAATTGCTTTGAGTGTGTTCTGGAAGTGGCTCGGGTTGTTGTGTGCTTGTCGTGTTGCTTGTGGGGTACTCAGTTGGGCTATCGCTTGGTGTTTGTGTTGGTTGCTTGATGGGTTGGTTGGTTGGTGAATCACTAGGTGCCTGGCTGGGGGCACGCGTGGGTGTGGGTGTTGGAATTGCACTCGGCGGCGCGTTATCTTGCACAGTTTCTTGGTTCACATACTGCATAAATCGTTGTTCAGTGCCTTTCACATCACCCCACACTTGCATCACGCTAAATTCGCCTAACTGTTCCATACCATACCCAGTGTAATACACTACCGTTTGCAAATTGGCGGGTAGAAGGCAAAATGAGAGGAATATCACAGCCAAAGTGGCTAACCACCAGACGAACTTCGAACAACGAGATTGCCGCGTATCACTCTGAGCTATTACGATGCGATCAAACAACTCTGTTTTTGGTGTGTGTTTGCACGCTTTCAGCACGTCATTCCACGCGCACACGGCATATGGCACCAGGTCGATCAACCACTTGTCATCTATTTTGCATGCACGCAATGTCTTGTCTATCAAATCGTCAGACCGCATACGCATTTCATCCGTGCTGTGAAATCGCCTGTTCTTGCGTGCTATAGACATAAACTTCCGATAAACGTCGACGTGCCAATTGGGATATTTATGATAAATTGTGTTTGTCACACACACATTACCCAACACCCTGGGCATGTACACGCACCAATCGCCATACCTACACATCAACACCCATTTTGACACGCCGAAAAAATCCTCTGGGTATATAGTCCATTGTGATGTGTCATCGCGCTTGACTGTAAAAGACTGTCCGTCTGGGTTGGGTGTGACGTTCTTGTAATACCCGTCCAAAGTCACCACATCCGGCAGCACCCAAAAGTTAGCACTCTGCCAGTTATCCAAGTCATGCACGTTCAAACTTCTAGCCAGGATTTCACCCATGACATCACTACTGGCCCCGCAAGATAACAGATGCCGTCCCTCCGGGTCAGTGGCCGCGCCCATGACTATGCTATCGAAATTGTCCAATTTGCTGGCCCACTTCTCAGGCACGTATGCGGGTATGGTTTGTTTCAACTTGCGGCTCATCTGCATCGCTCTGCCAACATAAGTTCTAGGTTTCTTGACCAGACTCATAGCACTCCAGACTACACCATCTGTCCACTTGTTATTACAACTGGTGTCCACGCATCGCATGAACCGGCGTAACAGGCCTTGCCGCGCTTGTGCTTCTTGCTGGCTCTTGAGCAATCGTTGGGCGACTTCTTGAGCTAGCGCTGTCTGCAAAAC